CAACACCTTCTTGCCTTCGGCATCGGTGCGATCGTTCAGGCGGATGTGCGCGAGGACGTTGTCCTCGTCCCAATGACTACTCCTGTATCGGGGCGGCGCGCTGCCGTCCGTGCTGCGCTTCACCGGAAGCGTGAGCAGCACCTCGCGGTAGTTTCCGCCGCCGGGCAGCGTGTACTTGCCGTACTTCGTCTTGCTCTGCTCGCCGGCGCCATCGTGCGCGTCGAAGGCCTGCTCCTGCTCGCGGATGATGTCGTCGATGTAGTCGTCGCGATCGGTGCCGTGTTCCCATTCGATCCCGAGCTCGTCGTACACCTCGTCGGCGAACTGCTCGTCGCTCATGTCCTCGAGCTCGCGCCGGCGCTGGTCTTCACCGGTTTCGTCGGGATGCTGCTGGTCATCCTTCACAACCTCGTGGATCTGCACACCGTTGTCATTCAGGAACTGCATCACCTGGTCTTTGGTGACCTTGCCGTCCTGCAACTTGAGCCAGTCACTCAGGCCCGACCATTCGACTTCGTCGGCCTTCACCTTGCCCGCGTTCACGAGTCCCTTGATGCGGTTAGCCCATCCGTCGGCCGGCATCGCGCGTGCGTCGATCGAGCCGAGGTTGCGCTCAAGGTCCGAATAGAAGGCGCGCGAATGCATCGACGCATCGAAGTCGTCGCCGCTCAGAAGGTCGCGCTGTCCGCGAGTTGCTGCCTCGTCTGCGGGACGGTTGCTGCCTGTGAGGCGGAATTCGCCCGGCGTCGGCGCTTGCTGCTGCTGGCGTTGCTCCTGCTCGGCTTTCTCGCCCCTGATATTCGCGGCGGCCTGCTGGCTTGCATTGGGCGTTTCGCCGAGAAGGTCGGCGCTCGGCTGTGCGGGGTGGAAGCGGCCGTTGTAGCTGATACGGCCCAGCTCTTTCCCGGATGCATTCTTGACGACTACTCCGTTCCCGACATCGCGCACGCCGCCACCTTCCCGGGATGCAGCGGCGCGAAACTGGTTCCACTTCGCTTGTGCATCTTCGATCGACGCGACGGGGTAAGTCTTCCCGTCGAACGACACCGTAAGGCCTTCGCTCATTTCGCGATTCTGCCCACCGTAGAAGAACTTCTGGCGCTTGCTCAGCGCGCCGGCGTCCTTCAAGGCCTTGCGAATCTCGGCGTCGCTCGCGCCGTCCTTGACCTTCACCGGCTCGCCGCTGTCGAAGTCGATCGCCTCGTGCTTGCCGATGTGAACGATGCCGTTCTTCACGGACACGGGTTCGACATCGCCGGGCGTCGTGCCCACCGACAGCGGTTTGGCCTTCGATTCTTCGGGCTGGCCTTCCAGGATCTTGAGCGCTTTGTCGGCCTGCGTGCGGCCGATCATGAAGCCGCCGTCCATCACCATGAACGAGCGCTCGGGAATGCCCTTGAGGACTTCCTTGATCTTCGCGGGATCACCGTGCACGGCCAGCGTGCCGGTGTCGCGAACCTGCCAGCTCAGGCCGTCTTTTTCGCCCGTTCGGTCGCTTCGCGGCGCGCCTTGTTCGCCAGGTACTGAGCCGCTGCGTTCAGCGCTTCCGGGCTCGGCCGCGTTCCGCCCTGCCCGAGCACCTTCTCCTCGAGCAGTTCCTTCGCCGACAGGGCGAGCAGCTGCTTCGAGGGTACCGCGGGCTTCTTGGAAGTAGTCATGTGCAGTGCCATTCTCGGTCTTTCTGGCCGCGTCTTCAAGGATCGCCTCGGTGTCCACGCCGGCAGCGTCGGCCGCTGCGACCAGCGCGCGCATTTCGTCTTCCTGCTCAGGGGTGAGCTTGTCGACGATGCCTTCGGCGTCGCGCTCATCGAGCGGCACAAGGCTGTCCTCGTGCTCACGTTCGGCGCGTAGGTAGTCTTCGAATCGGGCCGCGTGCTCGGCCTGGGCGATGCGGTGCAGGCCTTCGGCGTTGTACTGCGGCACCTTCACGCTCTTGCGGATCAGCTCGTACGCGTCGTTGTGCAGCGCGCCGGGGTGCAGGTAGCCCGCCTCGATCAGGCGCTCGGTAGCCTGCTCGATCGTCATGCCCTTGCCCTGTGCTGCGAACAGCGTGCGGTTGCCGACCCGCACGTTGCGATCGAAACCGGTGTCGGCCATTTCGCCGCGGCGCAGTCCGCCTTCGGCCGCGATGAACGCGTGCGCCGGGATCGGCGTGCCCTTCTCGCTGGTTTTGGGCAGCGACAGGCGCTGAGCCGAGCGCTCTTCGGCGGCCAGCTGCGCAGCGCTCTTTGGCGCCAGAGCGAAGCCGCCTTCGACACGCACCACGCGAAGGTGCGGCGTCAGCTTGCGCGCGTCCTGCGCTTCCTTCGATGAGGAGAAGGGCTTGGCGCCTCCATCGAGCGAGCCATAGTCGCGGCCGAGCAGTTCTACTGAAGCGGCGCCTTCACCTCCATCAGCGCCAGCACCAGTTGCTCGCGCGTCAGCCCCAGCCGCTTCGCCACCTCGCGCTGCTCCTTGGTCAGGCGCAATGGCTTGCGCCGCTTGGGTCTGGTCGGTTTCTTTGCGCGCACTCGGGAACTCCTTCGCGTGCTCGATGAGGGTGCGGATCGGCGCGTCCAGAACGATGGTCTTGACGGGCTGGCCACCTTCCTTGGCGGCCATCCACTGATGGTGGCCGTCGAGGATGTAGCCGTCGGACGAGGCGATCACGCTGCGATCACTTTCGACCCCGGCCATGTCGCGCACCTTCTGCGGGGAGAACTCGGCCTGTGTGGGCTTCAAGTCCTCGGGCGGCAGCATGTGGATCTCATGCGGAATCTCGCGGGCATTGAGGAAGTTCACCAGCGCGCCGTGGTCCTCGCTGCGAATCTGCGGCAGCTGCTCGCGCGGGATGCCCAGGCTGCCAGACTCCGGCGGGAAGCGCTCGAGGCCCGGGCGTGAGGCGGTGCCCGCTTCCTGCGGTGAGGCTGCTTGCTCGGCGGCCGGCCTCTTCTGGATGCTTGCTTCGCCAGCCGGTTCTTCGACGCGAGCCTGCGGATAAAGCGCGTCGATCGCACGGCCCATGGCCTGCTCGCCGGCGTCGCGCGAAGCGTTCTCGATCTGCTGCGGTTCGATCGGCTTGCCCATCCCCGCCGAATTGAGCGCTGACACATACGTGTCGAGGAACTGCGGCACGCGCGCCAGCGGCAGCTTGCCGGCCTGCTCGGTGGCCGCCTCGATCGCGCGGGGTGTGATGCCCGCCTGTTGGGCGTGCTGAGCGAAGGCGCCGAGCATCCCAGCCCGGGCACTGGCCTCGGCAGGCTTGGCGCCGTTGGCGCGCAGCGAGCGGTACGCGGCTTCGAAGTCGGGCCCGGCATCCGGGTGCGCCTGCAATTCGATGTCGGCCGACTGCGTGGCGGCTCGCCGGTCGAGCTCATCGGCCACAGCTTGCTCGCCGGCGTCGCGCAGCGCCTTCGCGCGATCCTGCAATGGGCGAATCGCCGCGAGCTGCGAGGCGATGTCGTTTTGCGCGGCCGCCATGCTGGTGTCGTTCGGCCCCGGGGGCGGCGCGGCTGCTGGTGCGGCTGGCGCTGCAGCGTCCGGTTGCGCGGCGGCAAGGTTCGGATTCGGCGTGAACCCTGCCTCGCCAGCGGCAACGCCTTCGGCAGGCGCAAATTGCGCGCCCTGTACGTCCTGGTCGAGCGCTCGGCCGAACTGGCGCGAAGGCGATCCGGTGCGGTCTGCAATCGCGCTGCCCGCGCGCACGGCTCCATGGCCTGCGGCACCAGCGATCGAAAACACCGCAGCGGATGCCAGCGACTGGGCGATGTGCTCGGGCTGCTCGGCGAGGAAGTCGCCCCACGTCTTTTTCGGGTTCGCGATCGCCGTGTCGACGAGGTCGGTGGCGATGCCCTGCGCCGTCATCGCTGGAACGTCACGCGCCACCAATCCGGCAATGAACTGGCCCATGCCAGCCTTGCCCAGCTTGTCGGCCATGAAGGACAGCGGCAGGTAACCCGTGCCGGCCGTGATTGCGCCTTCGAGGACTCCACCGGCGCTCGCTTCGAGCGGCGTGCCGCCGCGTGCACGGTACTTGCCGTATGCCTCGGCCTGCGTCTGGCCACCGAAGAACGCGGCGCCGATTGCGGGGTTCAACACACCGAGGGCGATGCCTGGCGCGCTCTTGGCCAGCCCGGTCGTTCCGCCATACGCGAGCTCTGCGGCCTTGCTGTCGAACGCGGGCGTTCCTTGCTGCTCCCACTTGTTCGACAGGTCGATGAAGCGCTTGGCTTCGTCGGCGGTCTGCTTGTCGCCGGTGGCATCGGCGTACTCCATGCGCAGGCCCTGCACCGTGCGCAATGCCGACAGCGCCACGGAGTCGCGGATCCCGCTGGCCACGTTGCCGACCGTGGGTGCAGGCGCTTCGGCGCGCAGGCGGTTCGCGCGTGCCTGCGTCATCGCGGTGGCCAGATCTGGCGAGACTTGCGCGCCCGGAATGTGCACCGGAGCGTTCGGGTCGAGCTGGCCCATCGGCTGCGGGTCCATGTACGAGGCGCCCACCGATTCAGGCGGGACGCGCTCGAGCACCGAGCCGACCTTGTCGGTCGTCGGTTGCGCCGTGATCGCAGCTGCATCACCGGCGCCGGATGCGTTCGAGAAGTCGGGCTGCGGCGGCGGCGCTTCGGGTTGCGGCTGCGGCTGGCTGGCCAGAGGCGGGTTCACGCTGCCGCGCCCTGCACCAGCGCTCGAAGGAGTCACGTCGGCAGGAAGCGGCTGCTTGGCAGGCGGGCGGGTCGCTTCTTCGAACGAAAACGTCTCGCGTGCTTCACCGGGCTGCGGCAGCGCGCGGTGCCTCGCAAGATCGTCGAGGTGCTCCTGCAAGTTCTGGCGATCCTCGGGATCCGTCACGGTTTGCAGGTTCTCGCGCGTGGCAGCGGCTTCGCGGTCGATCTGCTCGTTGGTGGCGCCCAAGGGGCCAGCCACACCGGCGCGGATCGTGTCGACCTCGCTCGCCTTCGCAGCAGGTGCCAGCGCTTCTTCGAAGCTGAAGGTTTTGGGCATGGCTCTCCTTTACTGCTCGAAGGCGGTACCGTTCCACGTGGCCGGGCCGCGGCTGGTCTGGTACACAGTGCCGGCCTTCAGGTCCGACTTGTTCTGCGGCATCGGAAGCGGCGAGGTGCTGGGCTTCGCGTTCGGAGCGTTGCCAAGCGTCGGGCCCGTTGCCGCGCCGGCGAGCAGGCCGCGAAAGGTATCGCGGCTTTGCTTGTGGTCGGCGTACGTGGCTTGCAGGTCCGACAGTTGCTTCGCCTCGGGGCCGTTCGGATCCTTGCGCGCGTTGCGCATGAACAAGGGGTCGCGCTGCAACTGGTTGATCGTCTTTTGCGTCTCGATCATCTGGCGCCCGGCGTCCTGGAACAGTGAAGTCCAGCGCAGCCGTTCTTCGCGCGACGGCCCCTGCGCACTCCTCGCGGCCGTGGCTTCGGCTTTGGCCTGCGCTGCCTGCGCCTGCGCATCGGCAACCTTGCCTTTCACGTCGATCAATTGCGACTGGTACTCGGCGCGATCGGATTCGCTCTGGCCCTTGCGCTGCAGGTCGAGCGCCTTCTCGTACGGCATCAGTTGCATCGACAGGTCGTGCGAGTTCTGCTGCCGGTGGGTGATCGAACCATCGGGATTCTGGATGTCGTATTGCGCGTCATAGGTCATCACCTTACCGAAGCCCGGCAGGTCGCGCTCGCGCGGCGTAAGCACCGGCGTGCCGACGATCTTGTACTGGCCGCCGCGGTTGAAGGCATCCACCATGCCCTGGGCGTCTCCGGCGCGAAGTGCCTTGGCGGCATCGAACGCCCCCTCGTCCTTGAGCGTCCTCGCGAATTCGGTCTGCTCCTTGTTCAACGTGAGCGCGTTCTTTTGCAGGTTCATCGCGTCCACGGGTTTTCCGGCCTGCTGGTAAGCCTACACCTGGCGCAGTGTCACGGCGTTCGGGTCGTTGTAGCTGGCCGCTGCCGTGGCCGCATCGCCGCTGTTGTTGTACGCCGTGCCATTGACGAGTGTGCCTTGCGACAGCGCCGGGCCGTTATCGCTGCCGGGCTCGCCGGGCTGCCCAACGTCGATGTTGTCGGCCGTGTCGGGCTTGGTCACGCCGCCGGCGCCGACGTCCACCTGCGCGGGACGAGCTGCCTGCGCGAGCGAGGCTTGCAGGTCAGCGTCGCGCTGAGCGTTGCGCATCTGGATGTCGTGGAAGTCCTGCGCGCGCTGATCGGCATCGGCTGCACGTTTGTTTTCGATGTTGCGCTGCTGCTGCGACATATAGCCGCCGCCCATGCCGGCAAGAAATGCGAGTGCTGCTTGGCCCATGGAGCTCTCCTTGTGCAGGGCATTACGCCCTCTGATGTTTCGGAATTCGTGCAATACACTCCGCACCGGGAGGTACCTATGAAACTGCTTCTGGTCGTCGTCGCGCTCGTGATTTCAGGCTGCGCGGCCCAAGTCGTCAGCTCGAGCGAGCGAAGTGTCATCGTTCGAGCGCGCATGCAGGAAGCGCGGCAGGCGCAAGACCTGGCCGAGGCTGAGTGCGCGAAGCATCACCTGCATGCTCGCCTGTCGATGCTCGCGCCAATGGGTCAGTGGGTCTACGACTGCGTTCCCTGATCACCGGCTCTTTGCGAGGCGCTCGACCTTCTTGTCGAGCTGCTGGACCGCCGCGAGCGTGACCCCGGCGATGTCTCCGAGGTTCACCACCTTGCCGCCGGGCGCCGCACTTTCGCCGGCGGCCTTGCGCACGTCCTGCGCCATGGGGCCGATGTGGTCCTTGCCGCCATCTGCCGCGTAGCTGTCCGGCTTGTAGCGCCACTTCTGCACGGGCATCTTGTTGACGATCGCTAGCGCGATTTCGCCCTTCATGGGGCGTTTCTTTTCCTTGATGTTCTTGTCGGACGCCATGTACGCGCCGAACGCCTGCCCGGCGGCGCCGTAAAGCGCGTTGTTCTGCTGGCCCGAGTTGTTCTGGATGTTGCCGATCTGCCCGTAGATGTTGGCCGCGCTGTTGTTCGCGTTGACCGCGCCGGTGTAGCCCGCGCCCACCATGTTCGCCCCCTGCGTCGTGACGTTGAGCGGCACCTGCGAATTGCCGACGGCGCTGTTGCCGGAGTTGATGGCCAGTCCGGCTTGCGTCGCCTGTGAACTGGGCAGCCCGCGGCCGAGGCTGGCGGCGTCCATCTTCATCGCGTGGCCCAGCGTGAGAGCATCCTGCCTCGCCTTCGTCGCCGCACCCGCACCGGCGGCCGCCTCGGCGATCGCGCGCTCGTTGTTCGTCGCGCCGAATGAACCATCGTTGGGGTTCACGCCGATGCGTTCCATGTTGCGGGTCGCGATGTCGCCGGAGGTGGCGAAGTTCTGTCGCACGTCGCCCAGCGCGAGGCCGGCAAGGCGCTCCCGGTTGCCCTCGGTGTCGTAGGCCTCGGCGTCGTTGACGATGCCCTTTTCGAGCGGCTGGAACACCGTCTCGCGGTATTCCTGGTCTTTCTGCGCCTGATCGGTCGCGGTCTTCATCGCCGCGAGCTGCGCATCGCTGACCTTCTGCGCCGCGTCGATCGCCTGCTGCCGGATCGGTGCTTGCTCAGCGTAGATCTGCTTGTACCAGTCTAGCTGTTCCTGCCCGAGCTTGGCATTGTCCACGGCAGCCTGATTCATACCCGACGTGTCGGGCGTCTTGCTGTTCATCATGCTGCCAAGGATCAGACCGCCGCCGACAGCTGCTGCTACTCCGAAGCTCATAGTGGATCTCCTTGAATTTGCGCGGGCGCGCTGCTGACGCTCAATTGCCTGTTGTCACTGCCGCCGAGCAACTCGGCGTTGGTCGACTCCGTGAGGAGCTCGACCAGTTTGTCGATGTCGGTTTCGTCCGTCGGGTGAATGGTCGTCCACACCGTTTCTTCCAGCGCGAAGCCTGCTCGCTTGGCGCCCGGCTTCGAGACGAACGCCTCACCCGCACAAAGCACCTTGACGCCATCGTCGGTGGTGACCGCGATTCGACCTTTCGAGACGATGCTCAGGTGCTCTGTCTTGTGGACCGCTCCGGTAAGCGCGACGCCGGCAGGGATGGTCATTTCCCGCGCATAGATTCCGGGCGCGAAAAGATGGCGCACTGGGCAGTCCGCTTGCGGCAGGTTCTGCAGCGCGGCTTCGAGGTGTTCCACCTGCTCGCGCGAGACTGACCGCCCCATGAGGGCGCCCACCTCGGGCGCGATGATGGCCAGCTCATCGCCCGCGAAGGCCTCCGTCTCGATCGCCGACGCTATCTCCGGCGTCATCACCTTGCCGAGGTGCTTGGCCATCGCATGCCGTAATCGCATCCGTTGATCCATGGCGTTACCTCCGGTACCGGCAGGCAATCTGCTTGACCTGCGAGGGATCATCGAACGTCACCGCTTCGCGCGCTTCGGCCACCGTGTAGCTGCGCACGGTGTTGTCCGGCGCGCCGTCGTCGGTCAGTTGCCGCATGCCCTTGCCGGGCGTGGAGCTCGTGACGATCAAGTCGCCGCGGGCGATGTCGCCCGCCTCGCCGCAAACGTTGATCAGGCCCTCGCCGAGCGCGTTCGCATCCACAAGGTCGTGCGTCTCGTGGTACAGGATCCACAGGTCGCGCCGGCACAGGTCCGGCGAATACACCGACAGGTCGCGCACTTCGCTGACGATCCCGGTGACGCCATCCTGCTTCGCGCTGCTCGAAACGGCCAGTGAGAAGATCGCGTTGCTGATGTCCTGCCGGTCGATGAGCGTGTCGTCGACGAGGATGTCGCCGAGCTCATACTCGCCTCGTGCGATGAAGCCCTGGTGGAACGCGGTGAACGGGCCGGCGCCGTCGGGAAAGTAATACTTGCCTTTGCCCGCGGGCGAATAGGCCGCGTAGGCACCCGGCGCCGCCCAAAATTCCTTGCTGGTCGTCGTCGTGCTGCCGGCGTAGTTGCGGAACTTGGCCGAGCCGCTCGTCGTTCCGAACGAATCGCACAGCAAGCCGAGGGCGCTGGCCTGATGCGACTCCATGTGCACGGTGGCAATCGCGCTGTTGGAGTTGCCGCCTTTGAAGTACGCCAGCTCCGTGCCGTAGTCGATGCCATCGTTCTCGCTGATGTAGACAGCAGGAATGGTCGTGGAACCAGTGCGCGTCACCTTCAGCAGTGTCGAGAAGCTCAGGAGCTCAACGCTGCCGCGCGCGCCAGTTGCAACGCCAGCGGTCAGGGCCGACGCGCTGACGGTGCCCGTGACGATCAGGCTGCCGTTGATCACCGTGCCCGGCTTGACCCAGTTGAAGCCATTCCACACACGCGTCTCGGCCTTCGTCGGCGTGGCGCTGTCTGTGAGCGTGACCTGGTCGCCGATGATCAGGCCGGCGGTGCTCGACAAGCTGGTGAGCGAGCCGCCGGTGAGCATGTTCGAAATGACCGCATTGGCCTTGAACGCGTTGGCCGTTTGCGCCGAAGTGCCAGTCAGCGGCCACGGGTCGGCGCTGTCGTTCGTGCCTTGCAGGTAGATGCTGAAAAGCGAGCCGTAACCGTTTTGCGTGCCGCGGCCGCCATTATTTCCGGCAAGCCCTTGCAGCGCCTTGCTCAGGACGAATACCTTGTCGACGTTCACACCGCTATACGCAGCGCGGAACGTGATCGAGGTGGTGCTCGAAGACGAGGACCAAGATCCGGCCGCCGTCACCGAGTAGTTGCCGGACGCGTTGATCGAGGCCGTGAGCGTGTTCGGGTTGCTCGTGATCGAGAACGTCGCCGAGGCGGTGACGTCGGTGGCGCCCTGGAACACCTTGAACGATCCGCTCGCCGAGGAGAAGTCGGTCACCACGCCACCGGGCGATGCGGGAACGGCCGTCGCTTCGTTGGTGAGGAACCCGGTGATCGTCGAGGATCCGTCGACGAGCTGCACGATGGTGATGTCGTCGGTGAACGTCTGGCCGCTGTCGGTCACGCTCGCACGGAAAGTAACCTGCTGCGTCGTCATGCTCGCGCGCGCAACCGACAGAGATCCCGAAGCCGTACCCGTGCCGCCGGTGCCGGTGAGAGAGCCGGTGTAGGTGCCGCTGACCACGCTCCACACCACGCTGCCCGACAAGCCGCCCGACTTCGACGCGGTGACGGTGATCGAGGTGGCGTCCCACGTGCCCGTGGTGCTTTGCTTGAACACCTGCGTCGAGGAGGACAGGACCACCGCTTTTCCGAGCTGGTCCAGCCGCGTTCCGCCGCTGTTGATGCGCACCGCGCCGTTGATGTAGATCGTGTCGTTGGTCAGGTCCACACCGAAGGGGATGCGGTTGACGGACGGGCTGAGCGGATTGGAAATCGTGTCGCTCGGCGAGACGAATGCGACCTTGTCGGCCTGCATGATGATCGCGCTGGTCGAGTTACCCGAGGTGTCGGTGGTTGCGGCAATGCCCAGCCCGGCGGCCGCGCCGTTCGTGGCGACCTTGAAGACGATTTGCGCTTCCAGCCCCGTCGCCCGATCGGCGATGGCCGTCATCTTCGATTCGACCGTTGCCGTGCCCGGTGCGCCGCCGCTGAAGTTGTCGAGCCGCGCCTGAATCTGCGTGATCTGCCCGGCGGACGCGCGCTGTGCCGACGCCCACGCCCACGTGGTTTCTCGAATGCCAGCGGCCGACCCCTGCACCGAGGCGGTCAGCTCCGTGACACTTAGCGCAAGGCTTTCCTCGAGGCTCTGGATCTTCTGGTCCAGTCGCTGGATGTCAGCGCCGCGCGACTTGGCCACTGCGGCGATGTCGACGCTGACGATCTTGCGCACTTCCGCGGGCAGGTCGTCGAAGCGATGCGGATCGGAAAGGCTTGCCGACAAGCTGCTCCACAGGCTCGTGCTGAAGATGTCTCGCGCGAAGTCCTCGAACGGCCGGTAGGTGATCTGGCCGTTGGCGCCCAGGACCATCGCCGAGCCGCCGCTTGCCGCCTTCGCCGCCGGCGGGATGAGGTTCAATTCCTTCAGGCGGTCCTCGAGGTCGCGCTTGAGCACCGTCTTTTCCAGCGGCGCGCCGCGAGCTCCTTCGCGCAGGTCCAGCCGTTCGATGACCGAGTTGGCGAACCTCGACACGGATCCCCAGTCGCCAGCTATGGGCGCGACCAGACTCGACACCCTCGCCGGCGGCGCCGCGTTGCGGTTATTCGTGAGCGAGGAGCGGCCCAGTTCGTTCATACCTGACGCAGCCCTTCCGCGCTGTCGGCCACCACCACCTGCTGCACGCCCACCGAGGCAATGACTTCGACTTCGTGCTCCTTGACGCGGCCGCTCGACAGGCGCTGCGCACTGTTGCTCGCGAGGCTCACTGTGTCGGTGAGGGTTCCTTCCCGGTACAGGTTCACGGTCACCGCCGATTCGAAGTCGCTTTCGGCCTGTGCCCAGCCCAGGTTGACGTACGTCTCGGAGACGGCGAGCTTGCCCTTCCAGCGCGCGCTTCGCTTGGTCGCGGCGGTGAACATTTCCTGAATCGCAACGCCGTCGGTGACGTACATCAGGTCATTGAGGTCGTTGCGAAACACCGCCGACGCCGTGCGATCGACCGTGACGAGCTTGCCGTCGACGAGGTTCAACGCGTAGCAGGCAGCACCGCCATTGGTCCAGAAGAACAGCGAGTCTTCGTTGATGCTCGCGAAGATCGTCGAGGGCTGCAGCGCCTGCCACTGGTCGCGCGTGAACAGGTCGAAGCCTTCCTGTCCCGTGATGTTGCGCACGCGCACGCCATCGAATGAGCAGTAGCCATCCGCCGAAGGAAAGAGCACGCCCCCATTCCACACCACCATGCCGCGGCGGCTGACCACGGCGTGCTGCGTCTCGATCTTTCGCCCCACGCTGATGGCCGGGTCGGGCCCGGTGACCAGATACGGCTTGGCCTGCGTGGCGACGAACCAGCCGGCATCGCACGCGATGCAGCCCACGAACGGGTATTCGAGGCTGATTTCGTACTCGCGCGGCCATGCATAGGGCGTGTAGGGAACGCACTGCGCGAAGCTGTTGCCGAAGCCACCGGCCATCGTGCCATTCGGGCCGCCGGCCAGGCTCACAAGGTTCGCGCGTGGCTCGGTCCACATGATGGTGGGGCACGGCTCGGCGAGCTCCTCGGCCTTCTTCGAGTCGAGGTAGGTGTAGCCGGAAGTGATCGGCACCTCGTCGACGAACTGGAACGTGCTGTCCTTGTTGCTGGAGTTGCTGCGGTACCAGCGCAGGCGGTTCACGTTGCGCCCGGTCGGAGCAGCGGCGCCGGTGTATGTCGCCGTGTCGTTCTGGTCGAGCTCGACGAGGTCCGCGGGCGGGCTCGGTGCGCTTTCTTCGTCTCGGTCGGTGACGTAGGTGTAGATCACGCTTCGCGTCTCGATGAGGCGCACGACGCCGGGAGGCACGGACGAGTCGACGTTCTTTTCGCCCATGAAGCGCTGCACGGCACCTTCGAGCGCGGGGCTCGAGCTGTCGGCCAGCCAGCCGTAGTAGTCGTTGATGGCCTGCGAGGCCTGCTGCAATTCGGCTTGCAGCTGCGCGACAGCGGACGCGACGCCGATCCCACTGGAAAAGTCGGCAGCTTGTGGCCAGTCCGAGCGTTGCATGAACACTTCGGGGCGGATCTGGCTATTGAACGTGTCGACGATGGTCTGCGTGTTCACCGTCTGCGCGGCTGACGCGACGCTATCGCTCGTTGCCGGTGATGGCGGCGTGCCGTCGGTGGTTGACAGCTGCGCGAACTGCGCAAGCAGGTAGGCGTTCATGGCCTGCGTGTCCAGACGCTTGATGCCGTCCGTGCCGGTGACGATGAAGCCCGCGAGGTCGGCCTTGATGTTGGCGATCGCCGTCGCCTGCACGCCGGACGCATAGATGCGGCTCATCAGAGTGCTCCTCCGGGATAGTCGTACACGGGCGTCGACGAGTGGAAGCAGTTGTCGGCCGTGGCGAAGATGGTCTGCGCAATGTTCGCGATCGCGTCGTCGAAGACGGCCTGCACGTCGGTCTTGGCGTAGAACGAGGCCATCTGCGCGCCGGCCGCAGCGACCGCGCCGCCGTCGAGCAGCACCTTGATTTCGGTGACCTTCTGCTTGAGCGCGTCCACCAGCGGCTTCACGTCACCCGCCGGGTCCATGTAAGTAACCAGGCGCGTGACGATACCGTCGGTGCCGTTGATCTGGTCCGAGGTGAGCAGCTTGGAGCCGTCGGTGGTGCCGGGAAGCGGAATTGCCGACAGCGCGGTGATGAGTTGCGACTGGTTGAGCGTGTAGCCGTGGCCATACGCATAGAACCCGATGCACAGGTGGTCGTAGTAGTGGCCGACCGAGCCGCCCTGCCAGCTGGGCGACGAGGCGTTGCTGGTGGCCAGGAACGGATGCACCTGCGCATCCCACACCCACGTGAACGCGTCCGGTCCCGCGGTGCTGTACGTGTCCACGAGCGCGCCATTGTTCGCGCCGTTGATGCTCGAAAGGCGGTAGACCCGTGCTTCCTGCGCCTGCGTGATCGGCGTGTACGGCGCATCCTGAAGGTTCACGTAGCCGGTTGTCGTCGTGCCCGGGTTCGTGTCGCCAAGCCAGTTGTCCGACAGCGCATCGCGAATGGCCGATGCCACCGAGCCGTAGGCGGCCGTGATCGCCGAAGCGCGATCGTCGGTGGAGAACTCGTCGACCACGTTCACGGTAATCGTCGGCTTCGTCGTGGGCGCCGGCACACCGAGCTGGCGGCCGGTGACGGTGTCGTTCACGTCGTACACCCGCGGCGCCTGGCTCGCGTCATTGAACGTTGCGTAGGTGCGCTCGGTGATGTCGTTGTTGATCTGCCCGCGCACGTAGCTGATGTCCGAGGCGCGCACGATCCAGCCGGTCGTCATGTCGATGTTGAACGAGCCATCGGTCTTTCGGTCAAGCCGGTAGATCGTCTTCGGGTTTGTGACTCCGGTGTTCGCGACCACCTGCGTGTCGGCATCCAGCGGGCGGAACTCGCTCGAAGTCGGGTCGAGGTTGCTTGCCGCCTGCGCCGCGCTGTCCGGCAGGCGCCTGGCGGTGGAGCTCGGCTTCAGCCCGCCGAACTGCTCGATCCTGATGACGTAGCTCACGCGGCCGCCTTGCGCGACTTGCGCTTCGAAGCCGACAGCTCGGCGCGCAGCGCATCTTCCTGCGTCTTGTGCGCATCCTCGACGGTCTTCAGGGCGTGCTCGTGGATCTTCTGGTACGTCTCGTGCACGCGCTCATAGGGCAGCTTGCCCAGGCCTTCGAGGATGAGATCCACGGTGCGGGGATCGAACTGGTAGGGGATGACGATCATCACTTCACCTGAATGTTTACGAATGCGTCTTCGACACGGCCGCCCGTGGTGGTCAGCTTGCATTGGACGGTGTACTTCTTGCCGGCGATGCCGCCGGAGACGAGCACCATCACGATGTTCGACAGCACTGTCGGTGCGCTCACCGTCAGGTCGACCGGCGTGGCTGTGACGACGGGCGTGCCCGAAATCGTGTCTGCGGCATCGGTGAGGAATGCGCGGTAGTCGAACTTCACCGCCTTCGTCTCGTCGGCTTTCTTTTCGATGTCGAGCAGGATGTCTACGGCCATCGGTTTCTCCTAGTCGTTGGGCACCAGCGCGGTTTCGTTCGCGATGGGCACGGCAGCGGTGTTGTCGGTCAGGGGCACGGTACCGATCAGGCTCACCACGGTGACTTCGGCGCTCAGTGTCTGCACGGGCACCGTGGCAACCGGGTCGTCGAGGAACTCGGCCAGCGTGCGCACCGACAGGTCCGCGCTGATCGAGCTCTTGCCGCCGAACGCGGCCTCCCTGATTGCGATGAGCAGGCTGGCGGTGATCGCCGCGGCGGACGCTGCACTCGCTTTCATGCGAGCGCCGACGCGCAGGTCAGCCGATGCGCTCGAGCTCGCGGTTGCAGAAGCCGCAAGACGAACCGAGGCGAGCAGCGCAGCGGTCGTCCTTGCAGCACCGGTCGCGGTCGCCACCAGCATCGCGCCGGATGTTTGCAGGTCCGCGGTGAACTTCGCACCGCCGGCCGAGGACACGCTGGGCCTGATCGCCGTCGTCAGTGCCGCAGTACAGCCGCTGCGCCCGCCCGCGATCGCCACGGGCGTGATGCTCGCTGTGAGCGCGGCGGTTGTCTTCGTGCGGCCCGTGATCGTGGCGCCCACCGCCCCGGCTGCTGTGAGGTCGGCTGAAACTGAAGCGCCGCCCGATGAGGTGGCTGCAAGCAACTCGCTTGTCGTGAGCGCGGCGGTTGTCTTGCTTGTGCCGGCCATCGTGACCGCCAGCAAGACTGCGACTTCGATCGATGCGGTGGCGATTGAACAGCCGGGAACGCTGGCCGCGATCGTTGTGTCGTCCCCACCACCGATGGGCGCAGCGCCGATCGCCTGGGCGCCGATACCGAATGAGAATGGAGTCGTGATCATGCCTGATAGAGCCCCACGAGAACTGCCGCTTTACCTGAACCGCTGTTCGTAGCTGTCCGAGTTCCTGTCGCTCCAGCCGACACGACTTCGTACCCAAGTACCCACGACGCACCAGAAGCGTCGCTATCCGAGGCGATCGGAGTCATGCTCGCTGGCAGCCCGATGGTCACGCCCGACGAGTTCGACCTGAAGAACCCGACGATGATTCCGGGTGATGCCATCGTGATACTGCTTGCCGTGGAAGTGGCTGTCGCCATCGTTCCGATCACGCCATAAGTGGCGTTGCGAAACGCTGCCACCACGGCGCACTTCAACTGACCGCTGGCGTTGCTGGTGAACGTATAGCTGGTGTCAGAACTGCCGACGGTTCCATAGGAGATTTCGCCTGTCCCGTTTCCGAGCGACCCGTCGAAGATCTCGGTCCAGCCCGATGGATTCGTCCACGAATCGCTGCCGCCCGGGATCTGAGAAAAACCAAGCGCAATGTCGCCAACCTGCGCAAGCGTCGGCTTGGTCACCGAGATTGTCAGCGACCCTGTCGAGGTAAGTTGCGTTTGTGCGGAGTCGACGAAGGCAATGGGCCTGGTGCGCATCAACCACTGCGCGGATGCTCCTGCGAAAGTGGTCAGCAGTGGCATTTAGGCAAACTTCGATGAAGAAGCGAACACGGCATAGGTTGGCGTGTTGGACAGCTTCATGACGTTGAGCGTGTAGATGTCGGTGGCGCTGGCATTGCCAGCTGCCGGAGCCGAGCCTCCTGCCCACTTTGGCGTCACGGCGCTGCCGTCGATCTGGAACACGGTCGGATAAAAGGCGCTCGCGCCGTTCTGGTTGCGAATGACGACGGTGATTTCCTCGTTCGCGTTGAGCAGGCTCGCCAGCGTCGTTCCGGCGTCACCGCGCAGATTGATCGTCCAGTTCGCGCTCGCGTTGGTGCTGTGGTAGAAGTCCGCGACCGGCGTGTTGCAGTCGTAATTCACCGTGCCCGTCGCAGCCCCCAGCACGGTGAACTTCTCGATCGGCGCCACGACGCGGGCCAGGTTGAGCGTCTTGTTCGTCAGCGTCGAGGTGACCGAATTGAAGTACGACAGGAACGTGCTCTTGATCACCGTCCAGGTGATCTTCTTCAGCACGAAGCTCGCTGCGCTGTCCGCCGCCGTGAATTCGTCGTTGTCGTCGGGCGGGTTCTTGACCGCCATGCCGTGCGTGGCATCTTCCACGTCCGGCTGGTCCATGAACACCGTCAGCGACGTGGCCGTGAAACTCACCGCCGCATTGCCGTTCGTGCTTTGCTTGACCGTCGTGCGCGTGAGCGTGTTCGTGGCGCTGTAGGTGCCAACGCCACGCTCCCACGAGCCATCGCTGCCCACGATGGTGTAGGAGAACGTGTCGTTGACCGAGCACACCGCACTGAAGCGGCGATACGAGTTGTCGTAGGCACCGGCCAGCGCGATCGTGCCGGTGCCGGTGCTCGAGCTCGTCTCCGCGACGCGCGCGTCTCGTCGGAACGCCATGGGCTACTCCCCGATCAGTTGTCGATCTGGATCGACAGGGATGCGGCCGTGAAGCTGGGCGCCGAGTCGCCGTTGTTCACGCTCTTGGGCACATTCAGCGCTGCCCACCACCACAGGTTTCCGCCGGTGGCCGCGTCGTAGATCGCGACGATGCCGATGGCCGAGCCTGCCGCCGTCCAGTTCGCTGTCGGCGCCGGGAACGTGATGGCGTTGTTGTTGCTCGTCGTGCCGCCGCTGCCGCTGGATGCTGTGGTGCTGCCCGACGACTGGGTGCCCGCGAAGTCCGACAGTGCCTGCACGGCGCCGGCTGCCATCGCCACGCGCGCGTAGCTGCCTCCGGTGACTTCGGCCAGACCCGCCGGAAAGCCGGTGTTGGACTCCATCACGGGCCCGATTTCGGTGAACACCGCCGTGCCATCGGTGATCGCTTCGCCGGGAACACCGAGGTAGGTAGCAGGCTGCGCCGCCGCCGTGGTGCCCCCCGTCGTGCAGCGATACACGTGCTGGCGCGTGTCGCCGCCGGCGCCACCAGTAGGCGTGAGCGAAATGCAGTCGCCCGACGAGTACGTCGTGCTGTTCGCGCGCAAGCCCTTGTTGATCGTGAACAGGGACGCGTACAGCTTGATCGGCACTGGGATCGTCGCCACAGCCGTCCACGTCACCGTGTTGTCCGTGAGGGTCGAGCCCGGGTTCGGAACGGCCAGCGTGTTCGTCGTGCCCGACGTGCCCGCGGTCGTGCAGCGCAGCAGCTTTCCGCCGGCGCCCGTCATGCTCGCGTGCGGTACCACGATGTCGCCCACGCTGTAGGCCGTGCTCGCGGTCCAGATGCCCTTGACGACGGCGCTTGATCCTGCCGCGCCGGCCGAGGTGAGGCAGCCGCCGCGCAGCATGCCGTCGACGAGCAGGTTCTCTACGTAATCGCTCATGTTTGCCATGGCAGTGCTCTCCTGAAAAAACTTAGTAAGGCCGCGAACGCAGCCGCTGGTTGACGTTGCCGCGCTGGGCGAAAGCCGCCGCAGCGCCGATGAGGCGCTCGTAATCCGAGCGGTACATGCCCGCCTGGGCCAGCTGGGTCCACGGCTTGGTTGGCATCACCATCAGGCGGAACAACAAGCCGGTGCGCATCGCCTCGAGCCACGTGGTCGTGAGCAGGTCGGGCAGGTTCTTCGCAGTCACCGCCGGCCGGATCGAGCCGGTCAGAAGGAGCGCTGCGGTCGCATCGGCGTCGGGCACCTCGTCATCGATCAGCGTGATCGTCTTGGAGTCATCGCCAAGCGAGAACGGCGTGCGCTGCGTGTACTTCGGCAGATCCGGCGTGGGAGTGACGCAGTGCCGGTTGCGCTCCCACTGGTCATCGAACAGCAAGTCGCCATTGAGCGTGAGCTTGTTGATCGTCACAGTCTCGGAGCTGCCCTGCGAAGGCGACAGGTCGTAGGTGGCCACGCCCGCCAGCACGTCGATCGGGGTGAAGTCGTCTCGCCATGCCCGCGATCGCGTGCAGAAGTCGCGCGCCACGTGCACCAGGTGCAGGTCGACCAGCGCGGTCGTCACGCCCGGCAGCTCAGGCATCACGAAGTCGTAGAAGTAGGACAGCGGCTTCACTTGAGCGCTCCCATCGCGATTTGCGACAACAGCGTCCCGCGCGCGTGATCCGACGTCTCTTCGTCCTGTAGTTCGATCATCGTGCCGATCAGCGTGGCGACGGTGAGGAAGAACTGGTCGGGTACGGGCAGCGGGTCGGTTGTCGCCAGCGTGTCGTAGGACACCGCGAACACGCCGATGAAGAGGTCAGGCCGCGCGCCCTTGATCAGGTTCACGGCCTCCACGGCGTAGCCGCAGCAAGTCGTGTCGTCGGCCCGCTTACCGCTCGGGTCGGCGATCGCCTTGCGCGCTCGCGTGATGGCCTCTTGCACCGTGCGTGCCATGGCTTACTTCTTCGCCTTCTTGGCTGCGCTCTTGGCCGCTGGCTTGGAGGCCTTCTTGGCAGGTGCAGGCGGCGCCGCTTCCTGAGCGGGCTTGCCTTCGCCTTCGCCTTCGACCTTCGCCTGCTTCTGCGCGTCCTGCTTGGCCTTGCGAGCGGCCTCTTCGCGGTCGATGGCTTCATCGTCGGCCGTCATGTCGTCAGCAGCAATGCGCTGCAGCTTCGGCTCGGCCTTCGAGGGCTTGACGCTCTCGCCGCCAGCCTGGGCGAACACGTCGCCGTGGCGCAGCATCACCTTCGCGTGCTCGTCACTGACTTCCTTGACGTCGCCGGGGAACCACTCGATGCCGGTGAGTTCCTTGAAGGCGCGCTCGCCGTCGGTTTTCAGGCCGACGTACTTGATCTTCACCATGGATGTCTCCGAAAAGAAAGGGCCAGCCCTTGCAGAAGAACCGGCCCCTTCGGGATGCAGCGATCCGCGCTGCGGCGGACTGCTTACTTGACGCCGCGGGCGCTGCCGATCGCGGTGGCGTAGATCGCGCCCGCCGCGAACGTGGCAGCAGCGGTGCCGACGGTCATCGTCAGGTACACGTCCTTTTCGAACGTGATCGCGTCGAACTTGCGATACACAAGCCCGCTGGTACCCGTCTCGAGGAACGTCTGGCCGGCGGCCGCGAAGTACGCAGCGCTGGCCGTGGGACCGTCGTTGCTGTTCACCGGCGCGTAGCCGATGCTGACGACGAACGTCGGGGTGCCGTTCGAATCGCAGTCATCGGCCGCGACGATCAGCGCCTCGACCTTCGTGCCGGCAGGGATGCGCATGATGCGCAGCACATCGGCGGCCGTCGGGTTCGCAGCAAGAGAGAGCTTGCCGCTGGCCACGACGGCATTGCCGAACGCCTGCATGAAGTTGTTGTCGTTGAGCGTGCTCGAGTCGACGTTGGCCATCAGGCCGCCCGCGTCGAGCGCGCGCAGCTGGTGACCACGCGGCTCGTCCGCGCCCTTGCGCGACCAGCCGGCCGCAGAGGATTCGCCCATCGCGGCCAGAGCGGCCAAGGCGAGCAGAGACTTTTTCATGGATTGCTCCAGAAGTTGAAGGGAGGTTCTGAGGCAGCCGAAAGGCTGTCAGGTCGGGGCGGCGCGAGGCCGCCCCCGTTCATCACAGGACGCGCTTGGTAGCGGCCGCGTCGATGACGATCACGCCGTTGTCGGTGGGCTCCTGGTCGCCGTTCGTGTTCTTGAACTTGAAACGGAACTTCGTCTCACCGCCCATGAACTCGCCGAGGTACTCGTAGTTGCGGCCGGCGTTGTAGGTGTTCTCGATCAGCGCCGCTTGCACGCCGCTGTTCGATGCACCTTCGCAACGTGCCAGCGCCTGGGCACCCAGCAGGATCCCGCGCTCGGCGATGTGGGTCGCATCCAGCGCCGCGACCGTGCCTGCCGATTCCGTCGCCGTCAGCTTGTTGGCCAACGTGACGTACTGGTAGGAGTCGCCGCCGTTGAAGAAGATCGAGTAATCGATTTTCTTCACGAGGATGTTGCGCCACATGCCAGCCTCACCCATGAAGATCGGGTGATTGCCGGCGAACTTCGCGCGCTCGAGCGCCGCGGCCTGGTAGGCACGCAGGTTCGACGTCGACGAGCTGATGTCGGTGATCAGCGCGTTGTACGAGCCCGGGGGCAGCAGCAGCACGCCCTTCAGGGGCGAGTCGCTGGCTTGCTGGTCGCCGGTGAACTTCGGCGGCGCGAGCTTCGTTTCCATCGAGTCCAGCATGAACGCGAGGTCGTCGAGGACCGACAGCTTCCACACGTCGGTCGTTGCCAGCGAGCCCAGCTGCAGGCCGCCTTGCGTGAGCGAGCCGGCGTTCACCACCCAGTGGCGGTTGTACGTCGGCGCGAGCACGGGGTTGACCATGATGTCGGTGAAGTCCGCATCGGTCGAAAGCGGCACGTCCCACGCTTGGCCAGCCTGCGCGCCGCGTGCGCCCGCGAGGTGCACGAGGCAGCGCTGCCACACGAAGCGCGGGAAGTACGCAGCGATCTGCGCCTTGGCGATCGAACGCAGGTCGTAGCGCGTGCGCTGGCGGCTCATCTTGCCGCCGGCGTCCACGTTGAACGTTGCGAGGTCGATCTTGGCCGAGAACGTGGACGAGCTCAGCTTCGCGCCACGGCCTTCGGCGTTGCGGTCGCCCATGATCGGCTTGCCGCCGGTCACGTCGAACGCATCGACGGTCACCGTGTCGCCCTTGGGATCGGTCGACAGGTCCGTGACGCGCACGAACGGCATGCCGGGATCCGTCTGGAGCTTCAGGTTCGCTTCAGCGCTGGCCTGCTTGGGCGCGGGGCCCGTGAGGGAGTTGACGTTGCCCGGGGCGCGGATGATTTGCGCGGTCACGGCAACGCTGTATTGCGTCAGGGCGAGGTTGCTGCCCGACGGAACGGAGGTTTGCATGGAGAACTCCTACGCGCTTTCGCGCGCGATGCGGTTTCGGTTCAGCCGAGCCGAGCGAGCTGCGCGTCGATGTCCTGGTCGCTCATGCCCATGAACTTGTCGAGCAGCGCGCGGGGATTACTCCCGCGGATGTCGATCGATCCGTGGTCAGGCGTCGAGCCCCCCGTCTTGAAGTCGGAGAGCGTTTCAGGCTGTCGGCGCTCGGGCTCTTTCAGCGCGGCGGCGGGAGCAGCGGACGCGGCGGGCGATTTGGCCGGCTGCGTTGTCGCTGCTGCGGTGTCAGAGGTCTTGGTCTTTCCCGGCTCGTACTCGATGCCGTACTCGTCGGCGACAAAGCGCGCGACGGCCTCGAAGCGATCGAGCGGATCCTTTCCGACCCACTTGGGCGACTTGGTGTAAACCGCGTCGACCGCGATGGCGCGCTGGAACTTCTCCGGGTCGTTGTGCTGCCACTCGAGCAGCATCGGCACCTGGTCGATCAGTTCCTGCGTGCGCAGTGCGGGGTCATCGTCGTCTGGCGTGTCGCTGCCCTTGTCCGTCGTGCCCGTGGGTGCGGCTTGCGCCTTCTCCCACAGAGCGCGCAGCTTCTTGCCCTGAGCCGGGAAGTCCGCCTCCATCTGCTGTACTTCCTCTTCGGTGAGGTCAGCGATGGGGGCCTTGCCCGATTTCAGGTCTTCGATCTGCTGCTTGGCGGTGGCCAGCTCCTTCTCGGCGCGTTCGGCCCGTGCGGATGCTGCGCGAGCGGCTCTGCGCTCGGCCTGCAATGCCGCATACGGAAGAACGCGCGAACCGTCCTTGGACTGAACACCTTCGGGCTTGCCTGCCTTTCCCGTCTCGGCGCCTGCGCTGGTCGCTGCGGCCGTTTCGGTCTTGGCTTGCTCACCTTCGGGCTTGCCCTTGTCGGCGGCCGTGTCGGTATCCTTCGCCGCCGCGGCTGCGGCTGCATCGGTACCGTCGGCGCCTTGCGTGGCGTCCGTGGTGGTTTCGTCAGCTTGCAGTTCGCCGTCTTCCTCCTGCTGGAGGCGTTCGAGCTCTGCGTCGCTGAGGTCTGCCAGGTCGAGTTCTGTCGTGGTTCCTTTTTGGTCGGGTTCCATAGTTCCTCTGCCAGTTACCGGATGGCTCCGAGACAAACAAAAAGCCCCGGGCCGTAAAGCGCGGGGCTTGCTGCTGTCGCATCGCATCGAATACCACTGCCGCAGGCGCGATGAAACCCGCAGCGGGAGCTTCGCCTTGCTACACCCCGTCGTCGGCGACTCGCCGGGGCGATTGAATCAGCAGCTCTGGCCGAACTTGGCCATGAGCCAGTCACGCACGAACGTGTGCGGAATGTCCCAACCACGGGCGACGTACTCGGCCATCCATTGCTCGAGCTCGCGAATGCGCAGATTCGCAAGTAGCAGGTTCACCGGGAACGTGTCGTCGGTCATCAAATCACCGTCGCCTTGTTCGGGCGGTTGCCACGCTTGGCCGGGCCCATGGCCTTGAGCTTGGAGCGCGCCTCGGCTTCGACGTGCTGCTCCTGCGCCTTGCTGATGTTGCCGGCCTTCTCGGATCGCGGGGCCAGCTGCAGCGCCTTCTCGTCGTGCCCCTTGTCGTTGAGCGGGAAGCGCTTGCCGGGCAGGGCGAATTCGTCCGCGCCCATGTCCTTGCGTTGCTGCGTCGTCAGCTTGGCCACGTCAGATCACCGTCGCGCGATTGATCTTCATCGGGCGCTTGGCCGCGCCCATCGCTTTCGTCGCGGCATTCGTGGCCGTGCGCTGGCCGCGCTTGGGCAGCTTTGCGTCCTGGGCCTCTTCGGCCTTCGTGCCTTCGCCCTTCTCTTTCACGCCAGCCTTGTCGTCGGCGTCGGGCTGCACGACGTTCTTCAGCGCGGCCATCTGCTGCTGCCCGTGTGACAACGCCTTCTGGTGGCGCTTGGCATCGGCCTTGATTTCCTCGGCACGCGTGAGCGTGCGCATGTCGTCCTGCGCCTGGTAGTCGTCCATCGCGGCGGGAATTGCGGCTGCGGTCTTCATGGTGGTCTTCCTTTCAGGTTGCGGCCGCGCGAGCGAGCGCGTCCTTGATGACTCGTTCCTCGTCGACCGTCTCCTTGCCCCATGCGGGCGGCGGCGCGGTCATTTCCTTGTGCGCTTGCACCGTGAGCAAGTCGGCCTGCGCGTGATCCTTGCGCGCGAGTGCTGCCTGCCGCTCGGCGTCGGCCTGCGTCTTCGTCGTGTCGGCCTGAGCCTTTTCGAGTGCGACCTGTTGGGCCTGCTGCTGTGCGGCCTGCTGCTGCGCGGACTGGGCCGCGCGCTGCTGCGCGAGTTGCTGCTGCCCTTGGCGATCGCCCGAAGTGGGAAGCCCGGCGATGCGCCGCAGGTCGTCGGCGAGTTCTCCGCGGTTGGCGAGGCTCGATCCTTCGATGTACGCCGGCGTGAGCACCGCGATGGCTTGCGGGTTGTTCGACAGCGCCTGGATGATAGTTCCGAGTTGCTGCTGCTCCTGCATCCGGTAGGCCGGCGTGTTCGGGACATCGGCAAGGCCGACCTTGACGTTGGCGTCCTTGACCTGGTTGACCGGCATGTTCGTCTGCGGATCGAACGTGTTGAGCACCACGACGCGTTTGCTCATGCCTTGGCCCAGCGTCACCGGCAGGTTCACCGCGAGGTGGTCCTCCATGATCATGTCGAGCAGTTGCTCGTGTACGAGACGACGGGCGAGCGTGTAGTTGTCGTTCAATTCGGCCATCGCGACCATGCCCTGCTCGGTCAGCGAGTTGATGGCGATGCCCGAGGTCACACCGGCAGGCGCGTTGCCCAGCTGCGTCGAGTAGATGCGCGGCACCTCCTGGATCAACTGTTTGGCGTCCTGCATGACATCGACCTGCTCCTTCTGGAGACTGAGGTCATTGCCGATCTTCAGCGCGTTCTCGTTCTTGCGGTTCGGGTCGAGGACCGCCATGAAGTCGGGGCGCGAGGCCTCGTCAGCGAGATCCGCCAGCGTGTTGTATCTCGTGTCGAGCGCATCCGACTCGACCTGAATCTGCCGCGCCTTGAGCATCCAGTGGATCATCTGGCGGCGCTCGTTGTACTCGTCCTGCGGGCTGATCATCCCTTCGATCAGGCCGTAGGGGCTGCGGTCTTCGTCGTCGCGGAAGGCGAAGAACGGGATGTAGGGGAAATTGCGCTTTTTCGTGCCGACGTCGAGCAGGCGGTGCGGCCCGGCGAACAGCGCCATGCGGATCTGCCGCGTCACGGACTTGAACAGTTGCACGCGGCCCTTGGTCACGGCCGCTTGATGCAGTGGGTTGTTCGGGTCGAACACGATGCGCCGCGTGGGGCTGATCTGCATCACCACCACTTCGGCGGGCACGCGGTACCAGATTTCGAAGAACTTGATGCGCCGGCGCGTCGAGTCGAGCCATTCGTCGCGCGAGATCCTTGTGGTGCGCTCGTTGTTCCAGCTGCGATAGAGCACGTGGTCGACGTCGTCGGGGATGGCCATGACGTTCCAGCCGTTGACGGCGGACATCAGGATTTCCTTGAACTGCGGCAGCATCGCCACCGCCTCATCGAGGTCCATCCAGCGCTTGCGCGCGAGCCAGCGCGCATCGCGCAGGGACTTGTCCTTGGCACGCCAGTCGTACCAGATTTCGTTTCGGTGGATGTCGGTGATGCGATACGGATAGTCGAGCGGGTCGCTGCAGCGGCTCACCTCGACCCAGCCGATACCGCCCTTGACCTGCCCGGCGTACGCATCGCTGATGGCCATGTCTGCGTAGCTCTCGCGCCGCGCCTCCTTCATGCACTTGGAGAACACGTCGCACAGGTCGGCAAGCGTGTCGTCGTCGGCCTCGACCTTCACGTCGGTGCGACGCGCCGCTTCCTGGCCGAGCACGCCGTTGATCACGCCATGAATGAGGTTCGTCTGCCGCGGGTCGATCCCCATTTCCATGCGGATGCGGTGCTGCTTTTCCGGTGACAGCTGCTTGAAGTCGTAGTAGCAGTGCGCGAGGTCCGCGCGCGGGCGCCAGTCAGGCTGGCCATCGCAGTCGCGCACGAGCTGCTCGAGCGCGAACAGCGAGAAACCGCCCTTGGCGTGGTCGCGATCGGGCGCGACACCGTCCACCGGCGGCTTCAGCGGCTTGATGGCGTTGGTGATCGTCATTCTTCAAGCCCCCGTTTCTTGCGCCACGCCACGGCGTCGTCGCCTGCCGCCGCGAGCGGCAAGCCGTCCATGAACGTCATCAGCACAGCGTCTCCCTTGTCCGGCGAGCGCCCGAGCACTTCGCGGATCTCGTCCTTGTCGCGCACGAGGATCCCGGCTTCCTTGCCCATCGGGACGATCTTGAAGCGCATGGCGCACAGGTCGCCGAGCAGCTCCTGATCGGGCGGCAGCGCAAGCGGCTCCTCTGCCGTCGGGTCCAGCGCTTCGCGCATGCGCCATGCGACTTCGGAGCGCCGGTTCTTGAAGCGCAGGTTGCCGGTTTCGTCGCGCCCTGTGCTCGCTTCGCTGGCCACCATCGCGACCACACGCAGGTTCAAGCCCTTGAGGTGGTCGAGCACCGAGCCGCCCACACCGATCGAGTCCACGACGATCGGCGCCTTGTTGCGCAGCAGCGGAACAACGAAGCCCGCGGCCGTCGGGCCGTCCTTGGTCATCGCGCCAGGCACCGACAGCACCTTGTCGAACCATGCGCCGTGCCGGCGGGCCGCTGCGGTCTTGTCGATACCGCCGCGCGACGGATCGACGCCCAGCGCAGTCATCGGCCCTTTGGGTAGACCTTGCGCTTCGCGATCGACCCAGCGCGCCATCGCGGCCTTGATCCACTCCGTGGGGATCACTTGCCAGACGTGGTCAGTGCGGCCGGCGTTGAAGTTGCCCTCGGCCATCTGGCTGCGAAGCGGCTCGGGCAGGCTTTGCAGCACGGCGCGGTAGTCGCCGATCGAATAGAACAGGTTGTCTTCGAGCGTCGAGCGGATGAACGTGCGGCTCTTGGGCTTGACCGGCTTGCCCTTGACCATCACGGGCTCGGGCCCGGGCACTTCGACATCGTGGCCGTCGGCGTCGACGATGTACCAGCGCAGCTCGCCCGACTTCGCCGGATTGGGGTGCGTGGGATCCAGCCACGGCGCGAAAAAGCGGATCACCCATTCGCCATCGGCGTCGGTCGGCGGGTTGCCCGCGCAGATCACGCGGCAGCGCTGCGACGGGTCGTTCGTGCGCAGCCAGCCGATCAGGAAGCGGAACTGGCTCTCGCTGAAGTGCGTGATTTCGTCGAACGCCTTCAGGTCGGCCGGGCGGCCCTGGTACTTCTTCTTGCTGTTCTCGTCCTTGACCGCGCAAAGCTCGATGACCTTGCCTTGCCAGCGCAGGATGCCTTCCTGCCCGTTGTAGCCGGCGCGGCTGCCGAGAATCTCGTCGAGCATGCGTTCTTCGATGCCGACAAGCTGCGTGCCTTCGCGCCGGAAGATCTGGCTTCGCTTGTGTTGCGTGAGCGCAGCGCCAATCAACAGGTCGGTCTTTCCGCCGCCGGCTTGCCCGCCGTAGAACACGATGTCGGCTTCGGACAGGAGCGCAGTCGTTTGCGGGCCTTCCTGCGGAACCCACACCGGCGTGCCGGACAGCAGCAGTTCGTCGAGCTCGCGCTTTTCCTCGGTCGTGAGGAACGGCAGCACCTCGAGGATCTCTTCGGCGACGGTCACTTCTTCACCCTCGCGCGTGCTGCGGCCAGGATCTTGGCCAGCCTGACGGCGCGCTCAGGATCGGACAGCTCACGCGTCTCGATCGGGCCGCCATCCTTGCCGGTGAGCTCCACGTGCTCCTTGAGCAGGCCGAAGTGCTGGGCCGCCATGCGCAGCGCAGCGCCCTTGTCGGTGAGCTTGACCTTTGCCGTCTCGCCAGCCTTGCTGGTGCGCGTGCCCTCGATTTCGATGGCCGCGATCGCCGCGCGTGTGTCCTCGTCGACTTGCGTGATGGGCAGCAGCTTGCCGTCCTTGTCGTACAGCTTGGCCGGGTCGAAGAACGCCAGGCGCGCCATTTCCTTCAGCACGCGAGCGGCAGTCAGGCCGTTGTCGGTCAGCAGCTTGTCGAGGCCCTCGTCGATCGCCGCCCGGATTGAAGGATTTTGAAGAAGCTGGTAGCCGATCTGCCCGGCCGTCTTCTCGCTGTAACCGGCTCGAATCGCGGCTTTCGTCGCGCTGCGGTCTTTCAGGAACTCGGACACGAAAAGCGCGTGTTGCGGCGACAGCGGCTTGAGCTTCGGCACTTCCTCGGCGGTTTTCGCCACTTTCGCGGCTGCGGCCTTCACTGGAGCGGCGCGCTTTTGTGACGACTTGCGAGCAGGCATGGCGCGTTTCGTCAGTTTCTTCGCGCTCTTACCTGCGTTCGCCTTCTTCGCTGTGGCCATCTACACGCTCGGGGTGAATGCGCCGATTCGCTCCAGCAGTGCGCGGTCGTACTGCTCCATGTGATAGAGCTGGCGGGAAAGGCGCGAGCGCTCGGCTTCCGGCAATCCCGCGAACACCGGGCCGGTGGTGAACGACGTCAGGCGCTCAATGCGGCCTGCGAGTTCCTTCTGCTCGTCGACGACGCGTTGCTGGTGCGGTGCCATGTCACTTCACCAACACGACGAAGTCGTCGCACAGCTTGCGGCTGGCGAGGAAGGCGAGCGGGATGGTGAAAAAGCCACCACGCTCGATGCCATCGGACAGCTTGAGCTTCATGCCCCAGTCAGGGCCCCACGAGTTGCCGCAGATAGCGACATTCGCGTCGAGGTCGTAGCCTGCGGCAAACACTTCATGGCCGCCGACGAACTTCTCGCCGGCCGCGGGCATGTTGAGCACGCCGGTGTTCGCCACTTCCTGCGATTCGAAGGACTCGGGCACTTGGAACCCGAATGGCACCAGGTGGCCAGCGGCGAGCGCATCGATCAGGCCGCCCACCGAGTAGATGTGCTTGTAGCCGCTGATGCGATGGTTCTTGGCCTCGTCGTAGGCCTTCTGCGGTGGCTTGGTCACCATGTCGTGGTGCGTGTAGGGGAACGTGCCCTCGCCGCACACACCCGTGTGAAGCAGCAGCCTTGCGCCGTCACGGCCATAGGCACCGCTGTCGGCGGTCAGCGGCGTGCCTTCGATCAGGCGCTCACCGACGTAGATGAACTGGCGAGCCGGATCGGGATGCACGCCCATCGCGCGGGCAACACGAGCGATCGCGTTCGCAGTGCACGATCCTTCCTGCCCCTGGTCGTAAGCGTCGCCAACGGAAGGCGGGGGAAGCAGCTTGCGCGGCTTGGGTGCGCCTGTCTTGACGTACTCGTGAGCGTGGTCGCGCACGTCGAAGGGCGAGCGCAGCCAGTTGTAGCGGTAGTGACGATTCATGGATTGCTCCGGGTGATGGGGGCTGTGCACGCCTTCAAGGCCGTGACGAGCTGGTCCTCGTAGCCGTCGCGCAGCGCGATTTCGGCCTGCATGGCCTGCACGCTCGCGTCCAAAGTGCTGCTCGCGCCGAGGTTTTCGGTGGGCATGGCGGGCCGCTCGGGGATCGGCTCCTTGCACTCCACGGGGATGGCAGTGCGCGCCGGCAGGGTCGGCATGGTCCCGCCACAGGCGCTTAAAAGCAGCGCGACGATCGCGAGCAACGCGACATTCAGGACGGCGTCCCACGTCCAGCGGCCGCGCGTCATGGCTTCCTCGCCTTCAGCCAGTTCGCAACGCGATCGCGTGCGCTCTTGCAGTCGTCGCCCGGCACGGTGGCAGGCGTGGCGAGGATCTGCTGGGCGAGCGATTCCTGCGCGCGGCGGCGGTTTTGCGCTTCCTGCCGCAGCTTCGTGTTCTCGGTGGCGCGGTCGCGCGCGTCGGCCTCGAGCTTGTCGATCGACTTGTTGCAGGTGGCCGTCTGCTCGCGCTGGTCTTCGAACTGCGATTGCGCCTTCACGAACTCGTCATGCGCGCCGCGCCATGCCTTGTAGAGGACGGCGTTCGCCAGCAAGGACGCGGCCAGCACGATGAGGAACGCGAGTGCGATGGAGCCGGATTGACGCTTCATGCGTTGGTCACCTCGCCGTTCTTGACCCAGCCATGCCAGCAACCGGTGTCGATCGAAGGGGACAAGGTCAGGTCCATGTAGCCAGTTCCACTCGCGGTCCAGCGAGAAGGCTGGCCCTCACGGTTCTTGCTGCCCTGATCCTCTGGCACACTGCGGCCCGCGAACGAAACCATCGTCATGTGTGTGCCAACCGGGCCACCGTTCTTCGCGAAGCAGCCAGGGCAAAGGAACCAGATGCCCTGTGCTTCACCGAGAGTCGCTGGATGGCCCATGTATCGGCGGCGCTCATCTTGGCCATACGTGAGCCACTCCGGCTCTAGGTCAACGAGCCTCACACCAGTCCTCGGTACTTTGGTGAACGGCGGTCGATCACGTCGACGACGTGGAAGCGGTTGATGTCGCAGGCGCTGCGCTGCCCGTACAGGGCTGCTTTCGACTTCAGGCACACGCCGGCGACGTTGCGGTCCCAGCGCTGCGGGTCGCAGCCGGCTTGCAGTGCGCAGGCGCGCCGTTCGGCCTGCACACCGCCAAGGCCGCCGTTGTAGGCGGCGTCGGCGAACTTGATGCGCTGGATCGGGTCACGCACCGCGCGCATCGCCATGAAGTTGTCGCGAGACATCAGCAGAATAGCGCGCAGCTGGTAGGCCGGGTCGTACACGTTCTGCCAGGACCAGCCCGCGAGCGCCGGATGGCGATTGACCATGTCCTGCAGCGCGTCGAGCCGCACGGAGCCATCCTTGCGCCAGGCGATCGTGATCTGCCCGAACCCCACACCGCGCTCGGCGCGGATGTCGGTGCCCTTGAACTTGCCGTTGAACTCGGTGCGCGGGTTCCAGCACTTGCGAACGTTCGGGCAGCCGCTTTCGTGGTCGATGAGGCCCGCGAGCACCTCGGGTGCCGGATGGCTCGCCCAGTTCCTCATCCGCTCGGCCTTCAGCAGCGGCAGGTACTGCGCGGACTGCTTGGGCACCTCGGCGTGCACTTGCGCGGCAAGGAAGAACACGAGGCCGAGAAAGATTGCAGCCTGCACGGCCAGTGCGATCGCCGAGGCGACGTTGCCCTTCTTCGCGTCACGGAACAGCTTCTGGCGATCGGCTTCGGGGTAGTCGAAGATGGCTTTGGCGAGGAAGTGCGCGATCGCGACGAACGCGCAGCCCTTGACGATCATCAGCAGCCACACGAACGTCGGCGCGACGGTGATCTTGCCGACCAGGGCGCCGTGATCGGGATCCGTCAGCCACAGCGCTACCAGCGTCAGCACCGGCACGATCCACACGGCCAGCGTGCGCGGGCGCGCGTGCTTCGAGGTCCAGCCGGCGAGCACTTCGAGCACCGACTTGGCCCAGGCGGGGACGCCGGTGAACAGGGACAGCAGTTGCGCCTCGAGGCCGGTGAAGGCGTCGGCAAACTGCTCGGCGGCCGTGCGCTTCGTGGGGATCGGCTTGGGCGCTGGCTTGCGCGCAGCGGGTTTGCGAGTCGTCATGCGTGCCTCACTTCCTTACGGATGTCTTCGAGCAGCTCGAAGATCGAATCGAGCTTTTTTTCCAGCTCCGAGCGCGGCATGTAGTTCTTCGCCACCTCGTTAGCCAGCGAGTTGAGCTTGTCGAACAAGGCATCGGTGCGTTCCTCGTGCTTTTCCAGCGTTCGCTGCTGGGATCTCACGACAAGCATCACGAGCGTTCCGATGATCGATACCATCAGCCCGAACACGATCGCCAGGGCCTGAAAGATCTGGTGGTCCATCGGCACGTGCCTTTCAGGGCCGCTGGCCCGGTGGATCGGGAGAAAAGACCCCGGCGCGAAGCCGGGGCGGCAAGGATCCGACGGCAACTGCGAAGTTGATAGTCGGGTCTGGACTCAATCGGTGATGCGGCCTTGGAATGCCCCGGGCGTTGCACGGAGGTGCGAGGAGACGTGCCCGCAATCCAGAATCCGCGGCCGCGGTTTGCCCACGCGCAGCTCGGGCCCCAGTCGATCTGCCGGGTGCCTTCACCTGCTCCGGCTGTCAGCGGTCGGGGATTCGTTGGGGACTTGGTGGCCGCGGAAGGAGTTGAACCTCGCTCGCCGCGACCTTGGAATCACGACGGTGCTCAAAGCAGCACACGCGGCCAAAACAGAAGGGGCCGAGCTCCTTGCGGAACCCGGCCCCGGTGCGCTAGCTGTCTAGCGGTGTATTTCAGTGCGGCTGGTTTTTAGATTCACCACGCCGCAACGCGACAGGACGAAATGTAAGTCAGCGTTGATGAGGTTGCAAGCCTTTTCCTACGCGCTGTTGTCTGTCGGACGCAGCCTTGCGTCATCGGCCCAATGGCCGTGCGCGGTGCAGTGGTGCGTCTTGCCCGTGCGCTGGAGCTCGCCGGCGCAAGGCTCGCGACCACGTGCGCGCAGCGTGGGCCAGTAGCCAATGTGCGCCCAGCACCGCGCGCCGCACGTGCATGCGGGCTGGCCGTCGGCACCGGCGACAGTGGCGTGCGCTACTTGCCCCATGGCTAATCGTCGTCGCGGTCGGGCACCAGCTGCTGAATGTCGCGCCTTGCCTGTACGTGATCGCCCTCGCGCGTGATGGCCGTAGGGCCTACCCACAGGATCGGCGTGCCGTCCATCATGTACGTGAGGCCCACTTCCGCGTCACCAGCGGGTTCGACGTGAGCCAGGCGGCCGCGCAGGATCTCCGGGTCCGTGAGTTTCGCGCCGAGGTAGGCCTCGATGGCCTTGAGCAATCGCTCTTCGAGCTCGTCGTTGAGTTGCTTGAGCAGCGATCGCATTGCCAGCTTCAGGGGCAGGCGCTCCATGACTTCCCGCTCCAAGTCGCTGAGGGTTGGCGGCACGAAGATGTTCGACGCGCCGTTGATGTGTTCGGTCATTGCATAACTCCTTCGCGGCGCAGTTGCACCAGCAGCATGTTTCTCGCTTCGAGCAGGATCACCTCGCGCGCCTCCTTGTCGGCGGGCAGCCGCGGCGAGAACCAGACCGCGTGCCCGGTGGCCAGGTTGCGCGCCTGCATGCGGATGGCCGTCTGCCACGGCTGCTCGAGCCGGTCGATGCAGATGCCGACCACAGAGGCGGTCGTCTTGTCTTCGAGCTCGTCGCCGATTTCGTGGTGGCGCCAGTCGTTGTGCTTCGGGCTTTGGTAGCTCAGGACGAACGACGGCACGTTGTAGGTGCGCTCGGTGCGGTATTCGCTGGTGACCTCGTGCCACAGGATCAGCAGGCGGTCGAGTTGGACGTCCACTGAATCCTGCTCGGGCGCGACGTAGGCGAGCTGCGTCAAGGTTTCAAGCTCTGTGACTGGGCCTTCTTCAACCCACTCGTCGCCGCGTTTAGCCGGATCGTCGCGGCGTTCATCGCCTGCACCGCTTCGCGCACCTCCCTGATCCAGTATTCGACGTCGAGGGGCCGTAAGCACCGGCCGGCGCGGGCGCAGCTTGCCTTCATTTCGCAGGTCGGACATGGCAAAACTCCTTTGGACATCAGATGTAGACCTTCACGCTGGTATGGGCGCTGGCGATGCGCGCGGCCGTGCGGCGGATGGCGTCTTCGAGCCTGCTGCGGCTGATCGACGAGCGTTGCAGGTCCGCGTACTCGAACGCGTCGACCGTTGTGCTGCTTCGAGCGGTCCTGCACGGCGCCGAGCGCTTCTTGCGCAGAGAGGTTGGCGCCCATCGCCTCGGGGCCGATGCCATCGCGCGCGAGCGTTTCGCTCACGTTGAGCATGTCGGCCAGCACGCGCCAGTCGTGCTTCGTGGC